TTTATGATCTATCAAGTCAAGGGCAAGCATCGGTTTGACATGTCGGCGGACGACATATCGGACATCCGTGATGCAATCATAAGCCAAGAAATTATGCCGTCTATGCGGGGTATGATGACTGCTGGTCCGGCTCTCGCAAGGGATAATATCTGCGGGTACAACTGTAGTTACATCCCTGTGGATAGCCCTCGTTCGTTCGATGAGTGCATGTACATTCTTATGTGTGGCACGGGTGTAGGCTTCTCTGTGGAGCGAGAGAACGTGGACAAGCTTCCTGTAATCAGTGACGCTATGCACGAGACAGACACAGTGATTAAGGTAGGAGACTCTAAGCCGGGATGGGCCAAGTCTTTGCGGGAACTTATCGCACTGCTTTACGCTGGGCAGATTCCGCAGTGGGACTTGTCTGCTGTTCGTCCGTCCGGTGCGCGGCTCAAGACAATGGGCGGCAGGGCATCCGGTCCCGGACCCCTAGATGATCTGTTTCAGTTCACTGTAGCCCTCTTCAAGAAGGCACAGGGGCGGCGTTTGTTCCCTATCGAATGCCACGACTTGATGTGCAAGGTGGGCGAGATTGTGGTCGTGGGTGGCGTACGTCGTTCCGCACTGATCTCCCTGTCGAACCTCAACGATGATCAGATGGCCCATGCCAAGTCCGGTGCGTGGTGGGAGAACGAAGGGCAACGCGCCCTTGCCAACAACTCTGTGGCCTACAAGGGCAAGCCGGAGATGGGCACGTTTATGCGTGAGTGGGTATCTTTATACGAGTCTAAGTCCGGAGAACGTGGGCTGTTCAACCGTCAAGCTGCGGTGAAGCAAGCTGCGCGGAACGGTCGTCGTAAAGTTCACGACAGACCTCTGCTTGATGATACCGACAGTCACTACGCAGTTCACCCTCACCGCACTGATGAATCCTTCATCCAGTTCGGCACTAACCCCTGCTCTGAGATCATCCTGCGTCCCTATCAATTCTGCAACCTGTCAGAGGTTGTTGTACGCGAAAGCGACACACTGGAGAGCCTAAAGCGCAAGGTACGCCTCGCTACAATCTTGGGCACCCTACAGTCAACCCTAACCGATTTCAAATATCTGAGGAAAGTATGGCGGGACAACACAGAAGAAGAACGCCTCTTGGGCGTATCCTTGACTGGTATCATGGATCACTCAATTTTATCGAAGACCGTCGATTCCCCTCGCTGGCTCGAAGAGATGAAGCAAGTCGCCGTAGATACGAATCGCAAGTATGCAAAGATGCTTGGAATCCCACAGTCCGCTGCCATCACTTGTGTCAAGCCATCGGGCACTGTGTCTCAACTCGTAGACGCCGCTAGTGGCATCCACGCACGGCACAACGACTATTACATTCGTACAGTGCGCGGCGACAACAAAGACCCTCTGACGCAGTTCCTCAAGGAGCAGGGCGTCTACAGCGAAGCGTGTGTGATGAAGCCGGAATCGACAACTGTCTTCTCATTTGCCATGAAGTCGCCGGAGGGTGCCGTCACACGGACACAGATGACAGCGATAGATCAGCTTGAATTGTGGAAGACGTACGCCGTTCACTGGTGTGAACACAAGCCGTCTGTGACCATCACAGTCAAGGAAGACGAGTGGATGGACGTAGGTGCGTGGGTGTATGAGAACTTCGACGTGGCATCGGGCGTGTCCTTCCTGCCGCATTCGGATCATACGTATCAGCAAGCACCCTACCAAGACATCGAAGTCGATGATTACTTGGAGTGGCAGCATGAGCGGGGCAGTTTAACTATTGACTGGACTGCGCTGTCAGAGTATGAGAAAGAAGATAATACATCCGGGTCACGTGAATTGGCATGCACTGCCGGGGTATGTGAAGTCGTCGATCTCAATGCTGCCTAATGGAGCGGCTGTCAATACTGCTAGACAAGATATTCGGGCGGTTCTTTGAAGTGAAGGAACCTCCCAAGTATCTGTCGGGAAAGAGAGAGAAGACAGATGAAGAAAAAGAAAAAGCCGCCCCTCGCATGGAAGCGGGGGGACGGCTGGGTTCAGTTCTATCCCCACCCCCATCATCCTTGTTACGAGGAGTGGGTTCAGAAGAAAGAAAAGGAAGACAATGATTCCAGTAAAGATAACAGATGATATGTTCTTAAAGGCCCGTGAGAAAAACAGTGAGATGGGCCTGCTGCGTAACTCTATCATCAAAGGTAACGGAAGTATCGCGGGCTTCTTAGGAGAACAGATTGTCTTAGAAGTTCTTGGGGGAGAGTGGGTGAACACCTACGAATACGATATCGTCCTAGAGAATGGCTTGAAGGTCGAAGTAAAGACCAAGCAGACCACTGTTACGCCCAAGCCGGATTACTCCTGTTCGATATCTAACTTTAACACGCATCAGCAGTGTGATATCTACGCTTTCACACGGGTCATGAAAGACTATTCTATGGGGTGGTATCTAGGATACTGCACTCCTGCAGAATACTTTGACAAAGCAAACTTCGTAAAGAAGGGCGACTTTGATCCGTCTAACAACTGGACGTCTCACGCTGATTGTTACAACCTTCCTATACAGGAGTTGAACAATGTTCAAGACAATGGTTCTGATATGCTCTCTGAGCGTACCTAACATGTGCATGAAGTTTGAAGACACTGAAGGTTTGCGGGCAACTGAGGAACAGTGTAAAATGCGGGCGGGAGAGATGCTGCAGAGTTTATCTAGTGTGCCTCTTCCCATACCGCCACCGTACAGTGCGGGCTATAGATGCGTAATAGGGGAAGAAACATGAAAGCGAGTCTGTTCTCATTCAACGTGTACCTTCGACAGGATGGTCGTGTTGAACTACTAAAAGAAACAGTGCGCCCAGACGAACTACAAAAAGAAATGGACGCGGGAGTGCCCGAATATGACGGCGCACACTCCATCGCGTCCCTTCTTAGATATGTCAATTCAGTGACTGATGAGATGATAGATAAGTCTAGGCAGTACGTGTCTTAGCCATAGACTCTTCGATCTTCTTGGCCCGTGCTATCTCGTATGACGATAGCTTGCCGTCCTTATCAAGGTCAGCCTTCTCTTTGTTTTTGACTTCTTCAGAGTCCCCGTTGGTTTTACGTACTGTAGAACCCATAGCGTACTGCTTCATCATTATGTGTCTCCTAACTGTTCGGCAGGAAGGATACCCGACGCGATAAATCCGCGTCTAACTTCCCTCAAGTCCTGCTTTACTTCTGTCTCTAAGTTCTCCGGTCTAATTTCTATCTTGCCTATAACGTCAGCCCGCGCATCTATCATGGCTGCTTCTATGTCGTCCGGGTGTGTGTATTCGGGAACTACGGCATCGTACCTAAGAAGTTCTCTGTTTGCCGTAGCTATCAAAATAGTGGACAGGGAACGGACGTCGCTATCCGTGACAAGCTTCGGATCACGCATCATAAGCAGCATAATTCTGCTTGCTTCTTTGTTCGATGCGGCAAGCTGGAACGAGTCTAATTCCATTTGCTGAAGAACGCGGAAAGCAAATTCTGCACCCACGTACGTCGGGCTAACCATGCCACGTGCAATGTTGAAGGCACGGCTGATTATCTCATTCGGAGAAATACCTCTAGCGATTCCTGTCGGGGAATACTTAGCGAACTGTACCCCCGAAGCCATGATAGTCATGTCTGCCAAGTCTTGCATGAAATCTATGTGATCTTCGTCCATGACTTCCGACAGTATGGCTCGTACGTTCTTATCCCTCAACTCGCCAGCTAACTGGACGGGATTAGTTGTCAACTTTATGATCTTTTTCTGTCCATCAAATCCCATAACGGGTACTTCACCCTTTTCACCCTTGCTTGCGCGTTGCCTAATTCCCTTGAGTGTTTGATAGACAACGCCATCGTTGAATGCTTTTAGGGCTTCTTCTTCAGATACACTGTTTTCTCGTGCGTAACCTGCAACAAATGTATCACGCAAACCACGGAACATATTGATATCGTAGTTGGCAATGTACTTCTCGTAGAACTGTACGGGATCGGTTGTTTCGCTTATTCTATTCAGTCGATCTGCAGTGCGCTTTTCAATAGACAGGTTTTCCAAATTCGCGTCTGCCATAGAGCCGGTCCTGCGATTGACTGTATCCCGAAACGCTTCGAAACTTTCCCGGACTGTAGAGTCGTCACCGATTGCTTCGACAATATCGCGCTCTGCGGCCACTATGTCTGCTAGGTCTACCCAGTTCACTATTTCACCGTCGGGGTTGTCTGCTGTAATGACCTTTATTCGCAGATGTTCTTGCAACTTCTCTACATTCTCTACGCGGTTGAAGTTGTATCCTCCAGCGATTCCACCCTTCACGTCCGTGATGTCTTTGCCTACAAGGTCTAGGACGTTGCTACCGGTTTCATCTGCCCACTTTGCTTGGATGGCATTTCGTACGATAGCTTGAATGGTTTTGAAGTCATCCTCACTGTTCTTAGGAAGGCGCATGTCATATATGAAAATGGAATTATCACCCACTCTTTCTACGCCATCAGCCCAGTAAGCGTTGAAGGATTCCATCTCCATTCTAAAATCAGTAAACGCTGTAGCATCGCCTGTAGCTATGCCCCTAGAAGCTGCCTCTGCCAGCGGGTCATTCCATTTATGCGGCTCCGTATTCCGTGCGTATGCGCGGCGATACGTGGCGGGATTTACGAACTCCGGAACATCGCGGGAACTATCCGCCCTCTGTCCGTAGCTTCCTTGCGCCGCTACAGGATCGAATACGATTTTTTGATATTCAGACCGTGCAGCCTGCATGACCCCACGAGCATCGGGTATTTCATCTATCTTATCATCAATCAACTTCATGATATCGCGATACGGTTTTGCCGCAGCTTGGCCTTGTGAATTTGCAATTCTTTCGCCAGTATCGCGCAAGTGCCGGTACAGTTCATCAGCCTCAAAGGCGCTAGTTTGAAACGGCTGAAAGAATATACCCTCATCAGACTGATTTTTGTATAGGGCCATAGCGATTTCAACTAGCGAGGCATCCTCACCCACAAAGAATCCGCCCTCTTCACCCATCGGTAGATTCTCTACGTCATCCCCCGCAGCATTTTTAAAGGTTCGGGAACGCGCTGCCTCTATCATAACTTCGTAGTTATCACCAAAGTAGTCTTTGAGATTGCGCTCTGCCGCTCTGTTCAGTGCCTGCATTGCGTGTCGGCCTGTGCGTCCTTTGAAGAATCCAGCATCACCGCCGAAGAATAGGCGTATATCACCTCCCTGCATTTCTGCAAGACGATCCGTCATCTCCGTAACAATGTCTGCCAAATCAACTTTCTTATCGCCTAGCGTCTTTTCAGCATTGCCGTATATCTGTCGCCCAAGCAAACGTACCTTCTCATCGCGGTGATCCGCCATGTCTTCTGTGAGTCGCCCTAAAGCAATGTCGTGCTGTCCAGCCCCACGCAGGCTGTCCACGT